GTAGTTCGACAAGGCTGGGAACACACAGCACCAACTCAAACAGGTGACTGTGGAGCAGTGTTAATGGCATATGGTTCAAGATATGTTAGGAAGCTGCTTGGTATTCACGTAAGTGGATACGGTGGTGGTCGGACAGGTGGAATTTGTGTTTTGGTTACTCAAGAACAGATTTATGCACATCTTTCGGAATATGCAACGGATTGTTTAGAACCACAAAAAGGTCTTATTGTTGATGAAGACGAGTGTGGAGTGGTTCCGGATGGATACTATATATATGGTAAAGTTCGTGATGATGCGGCAGTGTGGTTTCCAGCCAAGACTGATATAATACCGTCAGTACTTTTTGATAAAGTTAGGAAACACACAACAGAACCAAGTGTGCTTAGTGCTAAGGATCCCCGGCCAGAACCTGGTTGTAATGTTTGGAGTGGGTTAGAGAAATATACCGAACAGACTGAACCATTTGATCCAGCCCTATTGGATGTTTGTGAGGATTATATCCATAGTGAACATCTTGCTATGATGCGACCCCTTCGACCAAGTCTTCATGTTTTAGATTTAGAAGTCGCGATTAATGGATACCCTATGGATGGGTATAAAGCTATGGATATGACAACATCACCTGGATATCCGTGGAAACTGCATAAACCATCAAATGCAGGAAAGGGTAAGAAATACCTTTTTGAAAATGATGGCACTGATCAAGAACCTCATTACAGTGCTAAACCTGAGTTATTGAAATCTATAATTGATGATTTCAAAAAGATGCTGAAGGGCATCATTCCTTTATGGATTTGGGTGCATTGTCTTAAAGATGAGCGTCGTAAACTGAAGAAGATCTTAAAAGCAATGACTAGATTCTTCACGATGGCACCCGTACAGCTTTCGGTTTTGACGCGTTTATTTACAATCGATTTTGTGGCGGCCTATCTTAACGCACACAATAGAGGATATTCAGCAGTGGGTATAGATAATCAATCACCAGAGTGGACTGAACTCTTTAACTATCTTATAAAAGTTGGCCGCAATGCGGGAGATGGGGATTATCAAATGTATGATGGGAAGTTAGACCCAGACATGATTTATCGTGCTGTTCGACTTATAGGCCGGTGGTATTTGTATCACATTGGCAATAAAAACATCATAATTAAGATAGGATCCTGTGTGTGGACAATAACACACAAGCAATATATGCAGATCTTAAATATATTTGCTACAACATTTGTGCATACGATTCAAATTGCAAGAGATATCGTTCATAAAAA